ACGCCTACAGAATCTGAACCCATTAGGGCTACGATTCTCTCGAACGTCGCGCGGACTCCCAAGGATAATTCCTGTGCTTCATCGAAGACGGATCCGTTCTGGGGATCTCTGGACGATACGCCTGTGGACCACGTTATTCGGGTTATACCGAGTAATTAAAGTTCCAGGTGTTCTGAAAGTGAAAACCATAACGGACGAGTCAACGATGGACCAACTGCTTCTCCCCGAATTTAGTCAATTCGTGAGGGAGCAATTCTATCCAAGCTTGTCGCGGCTCGTTGGGAAACGAGTCGGGATAATGCGAGGGTGGTCTGTTGGGGCATCGGAGTTCCTTGCAAGTCTTAAAGCAAGACCTTTCCTGATTAGTAAGTCAGGTCCCCATGTGCGGAAAGATAGGGATTCACCAGCCTCAGGGCCGGTGACTATCCTGTCTACATCGCCATCAGGGATCTTCGCTGCAGCAATCGTATGGTCCTGTAGTCCCCTGATGCCTTTCCTTCGGGATTGGTGTCAGATGACTAAGAACATATGGTTGCTAAATCGGATTGAATCTTGGTCGAACTCCAAATATATCCCAGCCGTTGACTTCACTATGAATAGTGATGTCGTAAGCGAACTGGGGACTTTGGGACGACTCGGGTTTAAGGATGAACCAGCAGGCAAGGTGCGAGTATTCGCCATGGTGGATTGCTTCACACAGTGGCTCTTAGATCCGCTTCACAAAGCGATCTTCGAGGTGCTGAGACGCATTCCGACCGATGGGACATTCGATCAGGTTGCTCCGGTTAGACGATTGATAAAGAACAACCCGAAAGGGCCGTTCTACTCTTTCGACCTCTCCGCTGCAACTGACCGTCTGCCGCTATCAATCCAGAAAGTACTTCTGTCCTCGGTCTTAGGACCTTGGGCTTCCGAAGTATGGGGAACTCTCCTGGTCGGTCGGTCCTATCTCGCACTGCACAAGCAATTGGGGAAAACCTCAGTTGCTATGCGGTACGCGACGGGTCAACCGATGGGAGCTCTTTCTTCCTGGGCCATGCTTGCCTTGACCCACCACGCTATCGTTCAGTGGGCCGCTCTTCGAGCAGGTGTGATCACCTCAGGAGGGAAATGGTTC